TCATCGTCTTGAAAATGCACGAAATAATACGGACACTAGGACTCCGATGAGCAGGTATCGTAGAAGTGCAGTTAGGGCTGAAAACCAAAATGGAACACTTAGCGTATATGTTTCTGGCTTATATGGGATTCCGAGAAATTCTGCTATGGATAATTTCAGAGATTGCAGTATAAGTGTAATTGCATCGCCTGATGTGAATAGTTCGTTAGTGTTTCCGTTTGAAAAAAGCAAGATGATAGTGAATATAAAAACAAGAAATAAACAAAATCCTACTATTCTGGCTGGCCTTTCGCCGTTTCCCCATATTGCCCCGAGTGCCTTAGATCCTAGCCACTTTCCTAAAAAACCAAATCTTTCTAGGCGTCCATATTTCTTTCGATACCATTCCTCCCTGCCAAGGAAGGCTGATATATGAAATGTTTCAGAGGCGGCAATTTCTTTTCTTATGTACAGGCTCTCATCCTCAGGGTTACCCAGCTCTCTCGCGTCTACTCGCAATATTCGCAGTAGATCTCTTTGCACGCTGGGTTCTCTCGGGAGGTTGGCGATTATCTCGCTAGACTCAATTATCGTTCTGCGAAAATTGGCATAACTAAAGGTGCAGCCGATAAACTTTGCGCCTTTGAAATTGCAGTCAACAAATTTTGTTGCCGTGAAATTGCAATTTATAAAGATTACACCTCTGAAGTAACATCGTACGAGAATTGCCGAACGAAACGAGCAGAGTTCTACTCTGGGGTCCTTTCCGGTAGTCCCAACAGCCTCAAGATAACAATCATCGAAATTTTCTGATTCGATCCGATTGAAGCTTTTCGAAAAAAACTCTTCAGACCTTTTTTCTTTAAAAGTCATCACCTTTCCCTAGCTTGCCGGGTATACCAACGTAAAGCTGCTTTTTGCGTAACTGCTATCCCGCGCTTTGATTGGGCAAGTTTGAATTGGCTTCCTCATATCCTGGGGATATCTGACCTCTACCTGGGTCGATTTCACCTTTCCATAGCCAAAGCTCATATTGAGGAAATGCTTTTAGCAACTCCTCCATATCCTCGATGCGCGTCTTTACTTTCATATCTGTGGCTACAGTTTGCCATCTTCGCCGGTTTTTGATTGCCGAAGCCTGTGCCAGTCGTGCTGGGCCAAGGTAGCGGACAAGCGTTCTTAAACGCTCTTCTATCATTCCAAAATGCTCTAAAAAGCACTGACGAAATATTTGTGTGACGAATTATTCGTCTGTAGTATTTCGCTCAGTGACGAATTATTCGTCAATGCATGCATGCATAAATTGCCACGAATAGTGACGGAACGAGCATGGAACTGGAAGAGCTAGAACCTTCAAAGCTGATCGCCCCACAGCAGGACGTGGAAACCGTCGAGTCCTGGGCGGAACGCAACGGCCTGACGTGCTCCATGGCCCGCGCCTGGGTCTACCGGGGCGTACTCCCCACCGTAAAGCTCGGCAAGCGCCGCATGATTAACAGTGCGCTGCTGCGTAGCTGGCTGCTGGAACAGGAGTGGACCGCATGAATCCTCCTTTCTATACGCAAGCCGCATTCGCCGCTCTGGCCGGAGTGTCCGTGGATATGGTCGCTGGCTGGGTCAGGTCTGGCGCCGTCGAGAGCGTGAAGCTGGGCAAGACCCGTCTGGTGCGTTTTCCGGGGGTGAACCCATGAGCCGCACAGACCAGCAATTCAAGCTGCGCATGCCTGCTGCACTCCGCGCCCAGGTCGAACGGTCCGCTTGGGCTGCACGCCGCTCCCTGAACGCTGAAATCGTCATTCGCCTGGAAGAGTCCTTCGCCCAGGTTGCGCCCAGTACCAATGAACAGGAGCGCTCCGCATGATCCGCGCCGTCTACGGAAAGCCAGGGGAGGGGATGACCCATGCAGAAGCCGGCCAGCTATCAACGCCTTCCGCACGCCCAGGATTGCGATTGCTCTGTCTGCTGGTCCAGACGCGAAATGGCGAAACCCGCTCCCTCCCGGTCCACACCCTGCGCCCAATGCCGCCCCGCCTATGCGCGGCCGATTCGCACGCTGCAAATGGGGTGCGTCGGTGGAATCTGGAAGCCTCTGCTCTCGGACTGGACAGTGGAACCGGCCTTTATCTGCGAGAAACACACGCCACCCGCCCGCCCAGCGAAGTGGTGGAGCGTTATCTACGACTCGGGCAAGCCAACGCCCTACGTGCCGATGCACGAACCGTTCGAACTGGTGGGGTAGGGCGCAAGCGGATGCAGGTTCGTATCGCGGACCCGAACTGGCATGAGATCGGTCGGGAGCTGACCGTTGGCGGGGAGCTGTACGGGCACGTTACCTATCGCCGCGATGTTCCTCTGTTCATTCCGTTGGACGGTAGCGAGCCAACGAAACACCGGTCCCTCGTCGAGCTGCGTCGCTATGTCGCTGAGCGTTATCAGGCTGAGCGCGTGGCCGAAAAGGTCCAGGGCCGCGCTCCCGGCTCGTCGGATCACGCTTCACCGATCCGGCGAACGGAAGCACGGGCGGAGCGCACCCTTGACCCTGCACGAACCGAAACAGCCTCCGCTCGTGAGTGCGGGAGAGCTTTTCCCTCCCGCGCTCCCGAGCCCTCGGCGGCGAGAGTGGGATGACAAGGGCGAAGCCCTTGGTGTTAAACAGCGTTGCGGATGATTAATTAAATTAATGTTTGCTCAAGTGGAAAGTGTCAATTCAGCACTATTCGTTTCATTAAGAAATGAAGTATTGAATGTTTTAATACTTGATAAATAGTTGTTCCAAGAGCGTTTAAATGTAGCTATAGATAACCCGCAAGCCAAGTAACAAGCCGGTCGCAGTGAAATTGCTTTTTCACTCGCTCGGAATCGCTCGGCCTGCAGAAAGCAAAGCAGCGCAATAAAGCGCAACTAGAGAGAGGAAACACAAATGGCACGTTCGACTATGGAAGTTGCATTTCTCGGCACTCAACGCTTCGACGGTGAAGCGGGCCAGAAGTACATCAAGGTCTTCTACGGCGATGAGCCAGACGGCAAGACCGAACACGGCCTGTCGATCATCGGCATGGCAGCAGCGGACGAAGTAGCCGACGAGATCTTCGCAGCCGGCGCCAAGTTCGAGCCGCTGCAACTGGTGCGCATCCACTTCGAGATTGCCCGTGGTGGGCAGAACAAGGGCAAGAATCTGGCGCTCCAGCTCGAAGCCGTCCAGACCCGCGCCGCAGCCGAAACCCCGCGCACCCCAGCTCAACCCCAGGCCAAAGCCGGCGACCCGGCCAAGGCCAACTAACCGGGAGGGGCGGCCATGCTGATCGATGACCGGGTGTACTGCGACTGCTGCGGAAACGACATGGGCAAGCTCATGGCGCTGCCCGCGCCGCAAAGCGACCTGCTGCCCGACCTCAGCCTGCCGCCCCACTTCGCCGTCTGCCCTGACTGCGAACCCTCCGAACAAACCGCCGACCTCGAGCAGGCCGGCGAATGAATTTCCTCGCCTGTGACGGTGACTGGCTGCAAGGCGCCGATGGCTCGCCCATCTGCTCCGGCTCGCTGGTCGCCCTCACGGTCGAGGAAATGCAAAGCCTCTACGGCTCTGCACTGACCTGGGACCAAGTCTCCGAGCTGCAAGGCGAAGCGATTGTGCTGTTCGCCACCGTGTTCGGCTTCCTGGTCCTGAAAAAAGCCCTGAAACAGTGAGGTATCACCCATGCAACTGAACAAGCACTTCATCAAGAAAATCGGCGTTGGCGCTGCTGCCGCGCTCTCCACCCTGGCTGGCTCCGTATACGCGGCTGTCCCGACCGAAGCTACCGCGGCGCTGGATACCGCGGGCACCGACGTTGGCACCATCGGCTGGGCCGTCTTCGCCGTGATCATCGCCGCGATGGCGTTCAAGTACATGCGCCGCGCCCTGTAACCGGGGTTTTGCGCACTGCATGTGCCGAAGCAAACAAACCCCGCTCCGGCGGGGTTTTCTCTTCCAAGGAAACGCCAATGAGCTACGAACTGTACGTCCTGATCCTCACCACCCTGGCGTTTTATCTCGTGTTCTTTGGGCGGGTGTAGATATGGATCGTTCACCGCTGATCGTTCTCGTCTTCGCTGTGGCCTCGCTCTTTCTGCGGGCAGCACAGGCAGAAGATTTTTATTGGACCGCTGGAGTGAGTGCTGGCGAGTACGTATTCGATTGGCGTGGCGCCGATCCTGCGCAGGGCTGCGCCGCGTTCGCCTCCAGTCGGTCGGCGAGCATCACCTCGCAGGCCTACAACACCACGGGCGTCTCCTATTCCTGTGTAACCAACGCTCTGGCCAGTCCTCGAAGCATCACCATCTTTCGCCACGGGACCAGTTGTCCAGCAGGCACCGTTTACAACCCGTCCACGTTCAGGTGTGAAACGCCCAATCGCTGTGAAGCCACCATCGGCCAGGTCGTCACTCACGAACACAAGATGAAAGAGGCGGTTGGCCAGCCGCTGATCGAACCGCCTGGATCGGTCTGCGCCAATAGCTGCCAGTACGCCTTCGGCTATACCGCGGCTAGCAACGTCTACGTCTACAAAAGCGGAACGCCTCCGGGCGTGTTCGGTGTGTACAGCTACACCGGCAACGGCGTCGAGTGCAACGAAGATACTCGTAAGGAGCCTGCACCTACCTCTAGTCAGCAAAACCCTGACGACACCCCGACACCTGACCCCGATAACGCCTGCCCAGACGGCTATGTCTGGAACGGCACCTTCTGCAGCAAGGAACCGCCGCCGCCATGTGATCCCGAGGTCGAGGTAGGCGGCTGTGACGACACCGAGAACCCCGATCCCGATGAGCCCGGCGATGGTGATGGTGATGGAGACGGCGAGGGGGATGGCGAAGGTGACGGCGAAGGCGAAGGCGAAGGTGACGGGGATGGCAAGGGCGACGGGGATGGTGAAGCCGAATGCGACCCCGCCAAGGATCCAAACAAGTGCGGTAAGCCCAGCGTAGAAGGTGAAGCCTGTGACGCCGAGGTGAAGTGCACGGGCGATGCCGTCCAGTGCGCCATCCTCCGCCAGCAAAAGGACCTGCGCTGCCACGCCGAAGAGCAGGCCGACTTTGAAAAGCACAAGCCGGCCATCGAATCCGCTGTCCAGGGCGACAAGTTCAAGCTTGAGGAAGGCGCCGAGATCCAGCTGCCGTCCTTCATCAACCAGGGCACCCGCTTCCTGCCTGCCACTTGCCCTGCCGCCGAGAGTTTCAGCCTGCGCACCGGCGGCGGGCGCTCCTTCCAGCTCAGCTACGAACCCCTCTGCCGCGCCGCCAGTGACCTGAGCGGCCTGTTCGTGGCCGTGGCTACCGTCCTGGCTGCCCTTTACGTGGGCCGCTCCGTAGGAGGTCAGTAATGCAGTTTTTATTCATCGTGCAGATGCTCGTCATCATCCTCGGCCCACTGGTAAAGATGGTGCTGAAAATGATCGGTTTCGGCTTCGTCTCCTATATCGGCTTCAACCTCATCATCGGCCAGGCCCAGGACTACCTGTTCGGGCTGATGGGCGATGTGGGTCCGGTGATCCAGGGGATTCTCGGGCTGGCCAAGTTCGATGTGGTGGTGAACCTGTACTTCGCCGCTATCTCGACGCGCTTCATGCTCGCCGGGATCGACAAGGCAACCGACCGTCGTCGCAATCAGGTCTGGCGCAAGCCGGGCGGCACCTCTATCGACGCATAAGGAGGCGCCGTCATGCTCGTTATCCGCACCGGCAAGCCCGGCCATGGCAAGACCCTGAACACCATCCGTGAAGTGGACCAGAAGGCCCACGCCGAAGGCCGTGTCGTCTACTTCCACAACATCAACGGCCTCAAGCCCGATCAGCTGCAAGCGCAGTGGTTCGAGTTCGAAGATCCCGAGAAGTGGTTCGAGCTGCCCAACGATTCGATCATCGTGGTGGATGAGGCGCAGGGCTGGTTCGGTTCACGCGATCCCAGGGCGCGGCCACCGGAGCACATCACCCGCTTCGAGACCATGCGCCACCAGGGCCACGAAGTGCACCTCGTCACTCAGGACCCGCGCTATCTGGATGTGCATCTGCGGCGGCTATGCAACACGCACATTCACTACTGGCGCGTGTTCAAGTCCGCCCAGCTGCTGCGCTTCGAGTCGGAAGTGGTGGTGGAAAAGGTTGAGCTGAAAACCAGCTTCAAGGATGCCGACAAGAAATCGCTGCGCCTGGATAAGCGCTACTTCGGCGCCTACACCAGCACCAACGCCAAGCACCACTTCCAGGCCAAGATACCGACCAAATTCATCCTGGCCATCTGCGTATTGATCGGCGCGGGAATCCTCGTGTATCGCGCCTACGAGCGCTACGACACCGAGAAAACCAAGCTGGAAGTCACCAGCAGCGCGCCGGCCGGGAGCATGGTCGATCAGGTACGGGATACGGTCGGATCGTTTATCCGGCCAAGCGCTGCCGGTGACGAACAATCCGCACCGCTCACCGTCGAGCAATACCTGGGCAAGCGAGTCCCGAGGGTGCAGGACCTGCCAGCATCGGCGCCGGTGTATGACGGCCTGACCGGCCCGCAAGCCTTCCCGAAACCGATCTGCATCTCCACCACCGACCGCGATCTGATCGCCCGCAACTACAAGCGCATGCAGGTAGGCGACAGCGATGAAGGGCTGACGGGGTGTCGTTGCAACACCCAGCAGGGCACGCGCCTGGATGTGTCGTTCGGCTTCTGCATGTCGGTCGTGCAGAACGGCTACTTCGACGACACCAAGCCTGATCCAGAGCCGCCACAAGCGCCGATGCACGCCGCAAGTCCGCCCCCGGTATTTGAACAGGCGATCGTCAGCGGCCTGCAGTCAGCCCCTAAAGGCTCGTCCGTGGTCGTGGTGCCCTATGAGAAAGGGCAATTCCTGTGGTGATGACCGTCAGCGCGCGTGCGCTCCGCGCTCTTTGCACGCACGGCGAGGCACGAGCCGGCGTGCAAACGCGCGCGCTGACGTCCCTGTAACACGTCAGATAAACCCAACTGAACAGTGTCAATTCGTTGCAATTTGGAGCAGAAGAGAATGAGCGTTAAAGACCAAATTCGTGTTGATCAGAACTTTCAGGAAACCCCAACCGGGCGACTGTTCTTCGATAGCCATTCGGCCAAGCTGACTGACCTGTCGGGCGTTCGCTTGCTGCGTTGCGGCGTCGATACAGTCCGCCAGCTGTACCGAGGACTGATCCGCCCGGAAACCATGGCGCTGTTCGAGAAACCGGGCGTCATGGTCGAGTTCGCCGGGGAGTTCTGGCACGCCGGACGGGTAGGGCGGGACTCGGGCTACCAGTACAAGCTGCAGAACGCCGACCTCGGGTTCATCCTGCTGATCAAGAACTTCAACGCCAAGCTCGAGAACATCGGCCCGCATCTGAAAATCGAAGTGTCACCGCACGCCATCGACGCGCTGTCGCCTGAGCGCCTGCAAGAGCGGATGGACTACTACGCCGCAGCCGTAATGACACACCGCGAACGCAACCAGTGCGCTGTCCATCTGGCGTTGGATCTCCAGGGCTGGAAGCCTCCGGTGGATCTGGTGGCACGCCTGCACTGTCGCGCGCGGACGCACCGGGATATCTCGGGTATCAACGAGATCAACTGGGCGACCAAGTCCAGCGTCTACGGTCGTGGCGAAACATCCATGTTTGGCTCAGCTGGTGGCGTTCAGCTCTGCATCTACAACAAAACCGAACAGGCCCGCGCGACCGATAAGCTCGACTTCTGGGAAAGCGTCTGGCGTCGCCGGGATTCGTTCGATCCGGCCGATCCTGATAACTACGATCCCGAGGCGGACGTGTGGCGGGTCGAGCTGCGCTACCACCATTCGGTCATCCAGCAGTTCGCCAGCGGGTCGATCAGTGCCAAGACCGGTGAGGCCATTGAAACGGATTCGTTTGCGGCGTTCTCCGCCCACTTGGACGGCCTGTGGCGCTACGGGCTGTGCCAGTTCAAGTTGCTGCACCGCCCAGGGCAATACGAACCGATCTGGACGCTGATGCGTGATGACGTGCGGGTCGATGTGGCAGTCGATTCCCTTGTCGATGAAACGGAATACAAGCGCTACTACAAGACCAGCCGGGGATTTAGCGGCAAGAACGTCGAGCTCTTCCTGGGAAACTTCGTAAGCCTGCTGGCACGGGAGCGAGTGGGCGCTAAAACCGCATTTGATCGACTGAAGGAGTGGGAATGCTGGCCGGTCATTCGTGACCACTACGCCGCCAAGGATATGAGCGAGCGTGATCTGTACAAGCACATCAAAACGTTGCTTCAAGAACGCCACGTTCGATGGGGTAGAGCGGTCTGATGGCGATCCAGCAGCTCTCTGACGGTCGCTGGCGGGTCGACGTTGAGCCGGTCAAAGGTAAGCGGTTCCGCAAGACGCTGAAGACCAAGGCCGAGGCAATGCGCTTCGAAGCTACCTGTCGGGCCAAGTGCAACGAATCGAATGATTGGGCACCGCGGCCAAAGGACAAGCGCAGGCTGTCAGAGCTGGTCGAGCTGTGGTTCGATCTCCACGGCGTCTCGCTCTCCGATGGCGTTCGGCGTGTGGCGATCCTGCGGGCGTGTGCAAAGGCGATGGGCGATCCGATAGCTCGTATGGTCGATGGCGCGAAGATCGCCGCTACACGCGCGCGTTGGATGTCAGCTGGCGTCACTGGCAAAACGGCGAACAATCGCCTCGGCTACCTGAAAGCGGTTTACAACGAGCTGCACAAACTCGATGTGATCGACTATCCCTGTCCGTTCACACGTATTCGCCCGGTTCGGTTGCAGGAGCGCCCCTTGGCCTACCTGACCAAGCCGCAGATATCCGAACTGCTCGATGCACTCCAGGCGCGGACCACGTCTCCACATCCGGCGATGGTGGCGCGGATCTGTCTGGCGACCGGGGCGAGGTGGGGTGAGGCTCAAGCGCTTCGACCGGAGCGGATTCGGGGCAATGCGTTGGTGTTCGCCAATACGAAGTCGAAGCGGGTGCGGATGGTCCCGGTAACGCCCGAGCTGGTGGCGGCGATCAAGAAGCACTGGCAAACCTACGGGCAGTTCACCAACTGCATTGGCGTGTTTCGGCTGGTCCTGCTCTCGACCTCGATCAAGCCACCACGCGGACAGGCAAGCCACATCCTGCGCCACACCTTTGCAGCTCACTTCATCATGGGCGGTGGGCATATCGTGACGCTGAAAGAGATCTTGGGCCATGCGTCGCTGAACATGACGATGAGGTATGCCCACCTCGCGCCTGAGCATTTGAACGATGCGATCAGGTTAGGACCGTTGGCCGGCATCACGTTACCGCTCGCCTGCCAGTAA